AACTGGGTTTCTCATGACGATCTTCAATACCTTGGTTGGGTCTTTAACCCAGATAGCTGGCATTGTTTGAGTCATGAATACACGGTAACCGTTGAACTGTCCAGAAGACTGGAAGCCTTGGGTACGACCCATGTAATCCATAGTACCGTTCTGATAGAACCACTTCAATTGATTATCCCAAGAAAGCTTCAACAAGAAGATGTTGTCGTTAGTGTTCTCAGTAATATCAAAGATAATGAAATTGTAAGAAGACAATGGGAAACCATCGATGATTGGGTTTTCAATGTCGTTAGTGTGGATGTTATCAAACGCTGGGTTGAGAACAAACTTTACATTAGCCAAGAATGGGATAACATATTGAGTGTAAGCAAAACCAAAGTTGAGGTCCATACCTTTACCGGTGATAGCACCGATCTCAGATGCATTGATTACCAAGCCAGAGTTGATAGCCTCTTTCTTAATAGCCTCGTTAACAAGCTTCATACCGCCCAAACCAGTTTGTACAACCAGTGAACGCTTAGGATCTGGTCCCTGGAACTCAACCTTACCATTGAAGAAGTTGAAGATCTCAGATTTGAACAGATCAAGATTGAATGAAGCCTTGTTGTAAATACGCTTGAAGGAGTTGTCAAGCTGCTTCCAAAGACCTACAGAGAGACGGATGTCATCTGGACCATCTTGCTTAACCTTACCACCTTGACCCCACATGAGGTAGGTTTCAATGTCGTTAGCAATCTTGGTCAGGTGAGCAGCCTCAAGAGTGGTCAAGAAAGAACGTGTAAGCTGACCAGACTGGTAAGCTTTCTTCACGTAGTCCTTACCCATCTTAGAAGCCATGTCTTCCAGGTTGGAAACAGAAGGATCAACAGATTTGTCAAAGTTTCTCCAAAGCTCAACTACAGGAACAGTTCCGTCAGCTTTCATACCACCCTTCATCATCAAGTCTGCACGAGAAGAGATAGAGTAGTGAACGTGAGCTTCTGCACCACCAACGTAGTTGTAGAATTCACGGAAGCCAGCAGAAACATTACCGAGGTCAGAGAACCTTTCACCGTATTCACCACGGGCAGAACCCTTGCGGAATACTTTGGTTCCAACCTTCAGGTATTTGTTGTCCAAATACTTGGCGTTGTCATTGTTAACAAGCTGTACAGTGTAGATGAAACCGTCACCAGCAGGGATGATATCATCTGCAGTGATGTACATTTCAACTCCGTTGTACTTGTCATAGGTGACGATATCACCATGACCGAAAGAACGCTTATTGAGTTTAATCTTGAAAGACTGACCATCAATACCCTTAGTAGAGTTTGCTGATTCAATGTCTTCAACGATGTAAGGGAGTTCCTGCGTTACTGGAATCTGCCACTTGTACTCTCCACGGGCGTTATCAACGCTGATAACGTTCTTACCTCCAAAAGATGACATCTGGTACAGGGGCATTTCTACTTTCTGTGCCATAGCCCACAGGTCTACCGGACCGAGGTCGGTAGGCTCTGCACTCTTCAGCAGGTTTGAAAGGTGGTAAGAGTCTACGTGTGAGCTAGTAGAATAGCTTGTATCCCGTAGAAAGATACCATTGTTCAAAACTGGTGTTGCCATAAGGCTTGCGTTTTTATAGGGTTAGGAATGAAAAAAAACTTATCTCTTAAATATGTTAGTAGGACGGGCTATCTTCCTGGCTTTAGGCTCATCATCATCCTGGAATGTGGTGACGTTCTTGCGGGCCTGTTCCGTTTTAAGCTGTCTTACGGTTTGTTCTACCGCCTGGTTTTTTCCCTGTTTCATCAGGTTCTGCCTGTAAGCATCGGGATCAGAGAGTAACCAGAGAGCTTCTGCGATCAGTGGATAATTAGGTTCTACAAACTGGTACTTCTCCAAGAGGTGACCAAGTTGGTTAGTAGGACGTCCACTAATAGAGGGATAGGTTGGTTGTGTAAGTCCGGAGTATAGCTGGGCTTGTGTTTTCTTATCCAGCCTGATGCCATTGATCTCAGCTGGCTTTAATGCTTCAAATACATTATGCATGTAGGCCTGGGCGGCTTCACGCTGTTGTTCCTGACGCAGTTCCTGCTCTTCCAGTTTAGCCTGGACAATTTGCTCCTGCATCTGGTCCAGCTTGGGCTTAAACTGCTTGGCTTTCTTTTCCAAAGCATTGATGTCTTTCCAGGTGCTGATCTCGTCCTCTATTTCTTCAGCTGTACCAAAATTGGTGGCTTGTAAATACTGGCGGACAATGTACTCCTGGTCATCATCTTTTGCCGGGTCCAGTTCCCTCACCTGCTCTACCTGAGCCAGGGCCTGGAACAGTCCCTTTAGATCTTGTCCTCCATCAGCTACGTACTTGGCAGCATATTGGAGCTCGTCAGGCAAACTTTCAAAAAACTCCTGGGGAGTCTTGGCAGCCACCTCATTTTTAAGGTTATCTATATTAGCCTGCCAAAGCTCATCTATATCTTTTTCAGAAAGGGTTCCCAGGTATTCATCCAGGGACTGCTTGCTTTCATCATAGTCGTCAAAAGCAAACATTTCCTTACTTTCTATACGCTTCTTAAAGAACTCAACCAGTCCGGACTTTTCTGTCTTAGGTCTGCCAGGTGATTTCTTACCTGTTTCTTCTGTTTCATCCAGGTCATTAAAGATGTCATCTGTAGAACTCTGTGTTTCACGTGAAACTTTATCATCTACATTTTTATCTTCCTGTTCTTTATTATCATCCTCTTCTTTGTCTAAAAAGTTGAGGTCTGTTTTAGGAGCAGAAAATACGCTGGGTTTCTTACTGTCTGCTGCTGGAGCTCCTGTTGGGGTGACGATGCTTTCTGCACCGGGGGCTCCTAACCAGCTGTCAATGTCTACATCTACTGTTTGAACATTGGTTTGTACATTGGCTTGAGTTTCCATAAGTTGGGTGGTTTTTTGTTGTATACTTCTACAATAAAAATATACAACTTTAAACCTTACGAATTTACTTTGTAGACCTCAAGCGGACCTAAGGTGCGGACTATAGGGCTATAAATTCAGAGTTTATTTTGGAGAAGTGTTATTTTTTCTTAGAACCCTCTTTTCCGCCGTCATACTTGTTCTTGTTTTCACGGGCTATCTGAAGCTGTTTATCAGCAATCTCACGCTGGGCATTAAGTTTTTCACGCTCTATCTGGAGTTTCTGCTGGTTCATGGCAGTCTTATTGACCTCCTGCTCCCGTTTAAAACCCATCTGCTCCTGGTAGTTACGCTGCTGTTGCATCTTTTCCATGGCATCCTGGTAGTCAGACTGCTGGTTCTGGTTCAGATCTACCATAGATCCATACCCGGCAGCCCTAATCTCAGCTACGGTGATGTCCTTCTGGATCATCTTGTCGTCACGCTCAGCCGCGGCCTGGAGTTCCATCTGCTTGGCTTTCTCCTGGGCAGCCAGCATTTCCTGCTGCATCTGCTGCTGTTGTTGCATCTCAGCTTCCTTCTGGGCTTGCACTTTCTGCTCAGCCTGCTTCAGAACGCCTGTGAGCTCTCCTACGCTTTCTGCCTTGATGATATTGCCCAGGTCATAGATAGAAGCCCCTGTGGTGTTGTTATTGAGAGCCAGCTGGCGAAGCTGCTCCATGATCTGACGCTGATTGGTCTTAGTAGTACAAAAGATATTAAAGTCACGCAGCAGCAGATCTGTACCATTGATCTGGAAGTTTACCTTCTCGTCCATGCTGGTGATATACTGAAGCCTTAAAGACGGCTTTTTAGAATGGTAGTATTGGGCCAGGTCTGTACGCATCTGGTGCACGCGTGGCATCAGGTAGTCAGAGTGGTTGATAAAATACTGCTCGGTCTGGGCATAAGAGGCGTTCATAGCTTGCTCCACCCCTGTAGCGGTTTGCTGCTGGGAGATCTGCTGACCCATACGCTGCGGGTTCAAACCGATCACTTCAAACGCCTGGTTCTTGAAATATGTAGCCAGCTGTATCCTGGAAAGAAGACGATTGGTCTGCTCCAGGTTCAGCACTTGGTAGTGCTGGAAGTTCAGGGCGTTTTCAGTATTGGTGATGCTTGTATCCAATGGCAGCATCTGGAAGTTCTTCATGGCCACATAAGCCTTGGAGAGATTACCCTTACCCCAGTCTTCTCCGAGGGAGTGACGAGGTAGGGCGTTCTGATCCAGCATAATGACGGTGCCCAGTTCATCCACCAAGATGTCAGCTATTTGGTTGTTAACGATGTTATAGCCGATCTGGTAGGGTTTCATCAGATCTACCAGTGATACTGAACGGGTGTTTCTATCCCCGAACACGGCACCCTCTACCGGAAGTTTACATCCGTACAGCGTGCTATCCCCTTTGAACTGGAAAGGAATACGTCCGGGCTTTCCCCCGTTCAGACCCAAGTAGATGGGGTTAATGCCGCCAGGGTTGTTCATGCCCCAGAAGGCAGGTCTGTTAGGCCCTATCTTGATACCGCCCCACACTTCATTGATCCAGATCCAATCTATGTGCTCACCAAAGATGAGGTTGTCCTTGGTCTTTTGTTTATATACGTTAGTGTTGTAGAGAGGCTTTTGAATAATCTTAAAATGCTCTGAAACAATGTCCTGCATCATTTCCCCGTTTTCATCTATACGGGTGAGATGACCCACCTTGCGTTGACTCTTCCAGTAGATCTGGCTTACACGCAGGTATTGGGCTTTTCCGTAGTCTACGGTGTCCTCAGAATCACTCAGAATCCATTCTACAATGTCTCCTGTACCAAACTTAGTGTCATACAGGCTCATAAACTGCCTGTATTGTAAGCTTGGCATCTGAGTGTTCCACTCATGAGACTTGGTAGCATCATAGTAAGAGCCGTCATTCTGATAGCCCTGAATAGCGTAGCCGGCAGAGCGTACAGGATATACAGCTTCCAGGGCTTCTAACTGCTCCTGGGTCATCATCCAGCCAAACTTGTCAATGACGTCAGAGACACTCATCATGTCCATCTTACCTACCCAGTTACCCTGGGAAATATATCTGACGTCTGGTGATTTATGATAGAAGGTGAGCAGCGGGTTCCATAGCTCAATCTCGTAGTCATTTTCCATCATGCTAAAATGCCAGAACTCACGGTCTGCAATCAGCATGTCCCTGAACGCACGTTCTTCCAGCTCAGCCATCTTAAAACGCTCCTCGTCTATGTGCATCTGGTGGGTAGCCCACTCTTCAATCATGGGTCTGTAATCCTTTCTAAAAAAAGCCTCAATTTCAGGCATGGATTTCAGGTTCTGGGGGTCTAATGCCTGTTGGGCTTCCTCAGAATCCGGGGCAAGCCCCTGCTGCATAAGCTGCATCATGACTTTCTGCTGAGCCTGAGCCATCAGGGTCTGCTCAATCATCATGCGTTTTTCTTCTAGCATTTCGTTATAGGACACGTCATCTACGGCACGGAACATAATCTTACTGGTACGTTTGGAAAACTCGTTGGCCAGTACGTTGATCACGTTGGGGATGATGGGATAGAACTTCAGTTCCAGGGCTGATGCATCCTCTTTAGTGAGGGTGTCAATCAGATCTGCCATCTCGTTGTCTTCCTCTACAATGTAGTCGGTCTTGTCTATAATACCTTTGGCCAGCTTATAGTTCTTCATCAGCCTGCGGGCATTACGACGCAGCTGTTTCATGCCCTGAAATTCCAGCCAGTCAAGATTGTGCGCACGCCACTCGTCATCCTTTTCCTTTTCAGGCAAGAACTGGATGGGCTGGGTGAGCGTACCCATCTTTTTATAATCGGCTTTAGCTCCGTTCTTAAGGTTGAGGGCGTTATAAATCTGCATCTTCAGTAGCTTTTGTTAAGTCATCCAAGACGGATTGAGAAAAGGATGAGGTGGTAGTAGTATAAGTAGTAGTGCCGGTAGGCAGATTGGTATTGGTGACAGTAATTGAACCACTAGTACTAATTGGCCATGTTCCCTGATATGGTTGAATCCAGGGACTAGTTGTTCCAGGTGTCCAGGAAGGAGCCACGGTTACAGGTGTTTCCTCCTCCTCTTCTTCCTGCAAAAGCAACAGTGCTTCCTCTAAGGTGAGGGAGCTTTCCTTGATCAAACGGCTTAAGATGTGAATCTTCTGCTGGTGAAGTGGTGTCTTTTCCATGGGTTAACGGAGGTTTTTGAAAGGTGAGCGGGGTGCACGGGACACAGTGGACGAAGATTGTCCAATATGTCTAAAAGGTCCCCAATTTAATTTACTGATTTTTTGGGAGTTCTCCAACTTTTGGTTGGTATGTTCTACACGTTTAGAGTAACCTCTATTAGATTGCTGCACCTTGGCAAAAGCTATGAGTGCACAGAAAGCCACAAGACGGTCCACATTAAGTCCATCCTGGTAGGCCTGCATCTCTTTTAAGAGCATGACATCCGGGATGCGTTCTACACCGTAAGTAGTTTTGACAATTGTACCATCACTGGTAGTCTCAGTATCCAGCTCCTCTTTTAAGAATTCAATCCCGTAGGACAGCAGATTGCCTTTAAAAATCGTACCTACGTTTTTCCAGCCGTATTCTTGGAATACGTTCCTGTTGGCCCCTATGTCTTTCAGGAACAAAATCATGTCTTTAGGGACCAGATATTTCTGACGTTTACGGGAGATCATGTATTGGATGAAGAGGGCCACGTTGTTTTCCACCACTGTCCAGGCGTTATACCACTCTATCATCAGCTCCAGGCGTTCATGCGTTTTGTTAATGTCATCAAAACGTCCGCACCAGGAGGCCACTATCTTATCACGTTCTATACTGTTTTCCACCCTGCCATTGCCGTCATCTTTGATCACCTCTACGGGATTCTTGTAGATGAATATGGCACACAGGGAATCTGATGTAGTTGTCTTACCCTCTCCTACAGGATCCACAGAAGCGTAATACATCCCAAACGGAGGATCTTTTACAGGACGTTCATAGATGCAGATGACACCTGTCTTGTCTTCCGTCTTTTTAGAAAGGGGAAACTCCATGATGGGAATCTTGCGGCTAGGTTTATCTACAATCTTTCCTTCAGCATTCCTGGATAAATCCAGGTATTCCACCGGATATTCCTTGTCCTGAATACGCTGAATCTGCTTGCTGATCAGGTGTGGCGGAAACACGCTCACCTTCCTGGTAGCAAAAGCTTCTTCTATATTCCTGGGGTGCTGGGATACCTCCAGCTGATAGGCCTCAGGCGTCAGGTTCTTTTTGGCTTTTTCAAACTGCTCATCCAGGGCTGCCAGGGCTTCTTCCACTTTAGAGTTGCCCCACTCGTCAATGTAAGGAGGCATACTCCAGTGTTCTGGTATAAAAAGCCCGGTGACACCAATGGTGCCGTCTTTGTCTATCAGCGTGCTTTCTACTCCGTAGAATCCGTTTTCTTCCGGGTGCAGGATGTATTCCTTCATGGGTTCACACTGGTCCAGGTCACCCACGGATCCCGCGGCTATAAACTGACCGGTGATGATATGACCGGATTTTAGGGCCGGCTTGATGAACCCGTAGGTGTCATTCATCTTGGGAGCAATACCACCTTCCTCGTGGAAGAAATACGTCACGGGACCACCGACACCGTTGGTAGGATCTTTCTCAAATGAATAACCTGCTATGGTGCTTTTAAGACCTTTATAGGTGTCACGTCCGTTTATACGCACCTTGATCTTCTGTTCCCAGGCAAATGTCTTGTCCGGATCAGAGGGTCTGTACCAGGCAGTGTGCTCATTCAGGAAATTTCTATACTCGTTGAGAAACTTCCAGGAGCCTTTTTCGTTGATGTAGTCTTTCAGACTGGCTCCTATCTTTAACACGGCACCTGCTTCAAACCAATACGTGTTGATCAGCTTGGCCATGTGGAAATAGGAAGACGCTATCTGACGTTTTTTAAGAATAATAGCATGCTTGTAATTCAGCTCTGCCAGGTGCTCGTATAACGCCATGTGATACTGGGCGTCTCTCACCTTGGCAAAGTCAAACCGCTTTTCTTCCTTGTCATAGATGGGCAGGAAGTTCAGCCACATGTAGTAGTCCCTGGTTATGTACCAGGTGTTTTTGCTGCTTTTGACAATAATACCTTTGCGACACTTATTCTTCTGATCGTCCCAGTATGCAATAAAGTCCTTAGTCTTAACAGGAGCAGCACAGTAAAAACCCTGTGTTTGAAACTTTCGTCCTTCTGCATTAAATACTTTAGTCGTTGCATCAAATCCATACTCACCCGGTTCCTTAAATAAGCTCTTAAGGAAATCACGGAACTCCTCCCGTGTTGAGAAGCTTGTCTCACCCCAGGTGCCGTTTTCATATGTGGGTATGGTTATAAAATCACTCACTAGATTAGCTTGTCCAACAAGCTTAAATCACCTTTTGTCTTGTAAATAATTGCCGTAAGCGTGTTAAAATCTTTAGAACGGATGACACCAGGTATATCAGAGTCATTCCAATACTGCTGATACACGTCACGAGGAATAGCAGCCCAAAGACCAGTGTGAGCATTATAGTGAAACACAAAATGATAAAGGCTTGTGTCGGGCCCAGCCTCTTCATGCTGCTGATCAGAAAAAAAACCAAAGCCTTCATAGTCAGTGTATACTTCGTTAGTTTTCATAATTACTTCTTATAGCAGTTATAAGGACCATCAACAATGAGGCAGTTGTTTTCCAGGCTGTCCCATATAGGCTTAGTAGACCCAGTTTCTTGTATAGATTTTTCATAGATCTCTTTAGACACCCACTTGTCATTGTTCCATTTAATGCCGCTGGGATCAGAGAAATAAAAACCAAGTGCTGCAGCCAGTGTAATAAACAAAACAGCATTGAACAAGATCATATTCTGCAGAATTTCAGGGAACCAGGAAGCTTCTTTGGCTTTACCGATAAACAGTACAACAAACATGAGCAGGAATGCTATAGTGGCAATAACCTTTA